GACTCATATTCATGCGGCTTTAATCGGGCTATTTCAGAAGAAGTCCAGACTTTCTTTTCGCCTTCACTAGAGCTAGCAGCGGCTCTTTCTGTTCTAGTAACAGCCCTGGCAGCTTCAGCTTCAACTTTTCTAGGTCTTCCTCTTTTCTTTTGACTAATATCTTTATCAGACTTATAAAGATCTACTACTCTAGCGGCCCATTTAGAATCTGTTCTATTCTTGTAGACACCATCAGAGATATTTGAAGGTTGTTCTTCCAGCCATGTTAGAAATTCTGGATCACTTTTAATGTCTAGAAAATCTGGATGTTCTGAAAGTAGTTCCTTCTCTGCTGTTCTTACTTGAGCTTCCTGCTCTGCTTTCCGAAGAGAATCAATTCTTTCTTCTACTTCTTTCATACGAGCTTCTGCTTCAAGTCTAGATACGGTTTCTACAACGTCATAAACATCAGGATATTCAGTTTTAAATTCTTCCAATTCTTCAGTAGACTTTGGAAGATTTCTAGGAGCGGAAACTTTCTGTTCAGCCAGTTTTAACTTGGCTTCTGTAAGTTCCTGCTGTTGGAGCCATTCGTTATTTTTGCGATCATGATAACTTTTTAGATCACTATAACGCTTTTTCCAATCGTGCTCCTTATCATCCTGTGCCTTAATTAGTCCTTCCATCTCTTGAGTATCTCCACCTGGAATGTCAAGAATATCAGGATCTGGTGTTTCAGGAGATGGATCATCATCCATAAGCGTTCTCCTGTAGGCATTCTCATATGGGGTGGGCTCTAGTATCTCCTCATCTGTGTCAATATTAGCCATGGTTTACCTCCTATGGGGGCCAAGAAAACTTGGGTATCCCTATTTGGTGTGTATGTCTGGGGCCGATCTATCGGGTATCCAGACTAGATCTATCTAGTTTATTTTAAATTCTTTCTTGGAGTATGTTCTGCTTCTATTATAGTTTTTAATAAAAGCTTAACTCCCTTTTTTGGACCTAATTCTTGTACTCTTTTTAAAATATCTCTAAACTCTTGTTTTCCTATTCCTATCTTTTGACCAGAATCTGCTGATTCCGATACTCCAGCAGTATTAGGTAATGATCTCCATTCTTTAGCTAAGTTATTTTGTAGCGTACTTAAATTGGGCGATTTTGGATTTTTAATATAGTCATAAACTCCTCTTCTTCTTAAAAGTTCTTTTGCTAAATTATCTTGAGTATTTTTATTAAAAATAGTTTCAGGATCAAATTGTTTTTTCTTCATTAAATCCCTTAATGTAGAAGGCATTATTTGATATGCCCCCCAAGCTGCTGATTCATGTTGTTTTTTCTTTGCAGTAAGATTATAAGTTTTTATTGCTTCTTCTTGTGCAATCTGATTAGACAATACTTGACTAAGAGTCATTGTTTCAATTTTTTGTGTAGGAGTATAAAGTGTATCTATAATTGTACCTGTTCCAAACTTTGCATTATACGGATCTGTCTTTTTTGGTTTTGCTTTTGGTGGTAAAATACCTCCTGCTGTACCTTCCTCATATGGTTCTGATCTATGCTCTTCATCAGCATCAAATGGTATATCAAAAAGCGCAGATGACGGCTGTTGAGGAGGTAGACCCTGTACTCTTTCTCTAAATTTATTTAATAGAGCTTTATTACGGTCGCTGTCACCTAAATTTGTTGTACTTACTACCGATCCTTGATTAAAACCCATAGGTGCATTTGGAGACTGCATTGGAGGAGCTTCAGCAGCTATCTGAGGTTCTTGAGGTTGCGGCTGTTGTGCCTGTTGTTCTTCTCTTTGTTTTCTAATATCAAGACCTTTATTATTCCATTTTTCTAGTTTATCCAGACCGATAATATCTACCAGAACTTTAGGGATGACAGCTTCGCCATTAGAGATGCGAATAGGGACTTTATTTTGTGGATCGTAGTCTTCAGGCATTTGTTTGCCGAGCGCCATAGCGATAGAATATGCATCACGAATTACCTCATTAATATCTGATATACCAACTAACTGTACTGCTTCAGCGTTAAGAACATAAGAACCGGACTCAACTTCCATGTCTAGATCATCTTCGACTCCGGTTCCACCATTAAAGGGAGCGGGAGCACCATCGGGATCAGACACAATACCCATAGGAACATTGCCCACTTCCATAGTCGTATCTGCATCAAGAGCCTCCCCACCTGTTTGAAGGTGCTGTATAAAGGATAATACTTGTCCTCCTTTATCAAAAGGAACATTACTCATTTCACCTTCAGGATCTTTCTCCATTTCTTCCCGTTGTTTTCTAACAGCTTCTTTTGCTTGTAGGAATTCTGGAAGAGGTCTGCCTAATTCTCTATATAGTTCAGCTAGCCGAGAATCATTTGGATCTCTAAGTCGATAATCTGGAAAATGATAATCATCAACTACATCTTCAGGTACATCTTCTTGAATACTGTTAAGATTTTCTTCAATAGACTTCTGATCTTCTTTAGGGAACATACCCTCAGTAAGCTTTAGAAAATAATTTATAGGATTAAGTTCATTATTCATTATATTTATCTTGCCTTTTTAGTATATCATCATTTGCTAAAGTAGACTTAACCACGTCTCTGAGGTTCTTGATCGTTTCCAGTGAAGCCAGCTTCCCCTGCAATCGGCGAAACTCCAACTCCCCCAACGCCTGATGCGTCCATTGGATTTGCTCCAACAGGTACTCCTCCAGGGGCTCCCATACCTCCGGGTCGTGAACTAGCGAGTGGAGCTTCCGGGCTATTTGTGGGTTCATTTAGACCTCTCAATATATCTGCAAACACTGCGGCTTCAGCCGTATCATTAACAAGCTGATCAGGATCTATATCCTGAGAAATTGCAAGCTCTTTTATAAGATTTGGAATTTTGATAAAAGGAGCTAGAAGCGGATTAGCAATAGTTTGTAATAGAGTTACGAGTCGCTGGGTACGCACTTCCTTCTGCATAACCGATGCAACACCCCTAGGTTTAATCTCAAGATCACCTATAATTTCAGCATCATCATCATTGAATTGCATATTCCATTGAAAGAAAGATTCTCCCAAAGGTCTTAATAGATAGTCATCGATATTTTTAACAACAGTTTTAATTGAGAGTCCTGCTGATCCCATAATCATAGATAGGCCAGCAGCAGTACGACCAGTTCCTGTTACACCCGTCTGTCCATGAGAGATAGAGGGTATTCCTGTTTCTTCATCTGCAAGCTGTCGTGCAGCCTGGTACATCTGAAGATTCTCAGGGGCTGTATTAGGAAATTTAAGACCATTTACAGCAGTTCCAGTAACACCTGATTGCCGTCTAAAGATTTTACCCGGATAGACTTCCATGTTCTGTCCGGGTACAAGTTGTGTCTCGTCTATATCAAATACCATATTACCAGCAAGAGCCAGATTGTCAATAGCCATTCTCATATGACCATTCATAAGAAGCTGGGCATCTTCCATATTCTCTGCTACACCTACACCAAAGAACTGATAAGGATTCAGTTCATACGGGAAAGCTTGGAAGGGAATACGGGCTGGTATAAAGGGATTAAGTACGCAGCGTATAATTTTATTATTAACTACCCATGCATTAATCTGTACAGAATCCATATGAGTAATACTATTGGGTAATTCAAGACCAATCTCTCGTGCTAGGTATAGATCCAGAGTACCCCAGTATTCAAATACTTCATATCTATTCTCTGCATAGAGAGGGTCTGCATCTTCTGAATAAATAGTATTTTCAAAGTATCTTTCCTCATACTGAGGTCCGTGTTCTAGAACATCTTCAATAGCGGACTCATTAAAGAAAGGTCTTTTAGAAAGTTCTCTAAGTTGCTCTCGATTATAACGATGTCTTTGAATTACATATTCGGCATCGTCAATACTGGTAGCTGAAGGATCAGGATAAAAGTTCCAACAGGAAACTGCTTCAATTCTGGGTACAGTCTTTACATAAGGATCAAAAGTTTTTTCTCCATCTTCCAGCTTCCAGTTATGAATAGTCTTATCAAAGTTGAATGGACCCTTGATAATACCTGTACCAAGAAGAGCAGACTCAAAGATTGCATGACGAAGAACATTCGTTGCATTAGTATCCAGTAACTGATCGTGAATTAGCTTTTCCATATTCTTAGCAGCAATAGCTGCCGGTTCAATCTGTGGAGTACCAGGAATAACACTTGGTCCTTCCACTAGACTTGACGAACCATTATACTTTTCTTTCAGCCCTCCAAGAAAATCATCTAGTTGTGAAAGAGGCACATTACCTGCCTGTTGCAAAACCATCTGTTCTTCTGGAGTTGCTAAATGAGCAAATTCAGCAATCCCTTCTGGAATCGGTGTATGTGAAACTGTAATTGGAAACTTATTGTTTGCAAAGAGGATATCAGAAATCTGTCCAAAAGATGCAAGAACTTTTACTTTAGTAATTCTTACAAATACCTTGGATTTTTCTGACGATCTATAAGTAGACGAAGTATCATAGATACCTCTATAGTTCTTGTATGCCTGTAGCCACCGCCTCTCATCAGAAAGACGACCAGTTTCAGCATCAAGAAACTTACTTTTAACAAAGCCTACAAGACCAGGAAGTTCTTCCTCTTCTATCTCTACAGCTTCAGGGAGTTCTTCTTCATCCATAAATTGAATTATCTTCCTTCATAAAATTAGCAGTCATCTGCTTCTTACCACTCTCCGTAGGAACATCGGCAGACTGCTTGAAATTTACATCAGTAGGACCAACCAGATCAGACTCCAGAGCCTCACGATAAAGTACACCGTCAGGAACATCACTCATCTTACCATTATCAGCCATACCTTCAAAGTGCTTTGCAGTATAGGGTTTCATGTAAGGCATTAATTTCTCCTTTATTAAATTCTTTTAGGTTTACGAACAGAATTATTTTTAGCGTATTGTTTCTTAGTACTCTTGGGTTTATACGACCTAGAAACTTTTTTCTTAACTTTCTTTTTAAGTACTCTACCACCACTCTTCTTTTCGTCTCTGCCATCTAATTCAGCTTTACGATTTGCATTCCAGGCATCCCAGTATTCATCAGGATCACTATATACTTTATCAGCCACCTCAAATTGAGTTCTTGTATCAGGTTGTAAACCAAGAAGCTGTTCTTCTTTTAATTGTGTATAGGCCATATCTCTTTCAATCTCAGACTTAGAACGACTAAAACCTAATAGTTTTCCGAGCATATCTTCAGCATTGTCTTTTACAGGACTAGAAGGCTCTCTTAGAACAGGACTAGGACGAGAACTTATACCTCTACCAAATTCAAGAGCACCGAATCCTTCGTCTGTAAGATCATCTCTAACTTTACGATTTGCATTTCTTTCCACCCAAGCATTCCGTATAGCTTCTTCTTCTGCGGTAAGTCTTAACTGGTCTTTTCCAAATCCAAATGCAGATTCCTGTGCAATGTTAGGATCTAAAGAGGGATCTATTGGTTTAGGTGGTATTAATGCCAGTCTTCTAATCTCTTCTACTAATTGTTCATCTCTAGAAAGTCCTGGCCTTTCAGGCCGATCAGTATCTGTTTCTTTTGGTGGTCTTGTATATCTTCCTAGGTCTGCTAGAGAAATTCCTAGTTCTTTTGCTGCACCTTCCATCATTTCATAATAATTTATAAAATCTTTAGAGTCTGCTAGAGAAAGTCCTAGTGCTGTTGAAATTGCACCTATAACACCGGCTCCTGTACCTAACCCGAGTCTTTCACGATCTCGCATAATTTTTATAGCTTTAGGATCACCTAGAAGATCTCTAAAAACTGTGCGGCTACCTGGATTAGCTACAGTTCCTGGTCCTACTCCTCGTTTTAAATAACCATCTTTAGTAAAGAAATCAGATGATTTTGCTTTGCCTTTCGTTTTCTTTACAGTTGCTGCAACGTCGTCTACCATATCGTCAGGTACCTTGTTTCCTCGGAATATACGCCATGATGAACTAAAAGTATTTTTATCCCAATTAAAAACTCTCTGTCTAACTAGAGCCCAAACATCTTTTTCCTTTAAAGCCTCTTTAGTAATAGCTTCTCCTAATTTTCTAGCACCATAAGCAAGAACCATTATTTTCTCCTAATATCCAAAGACAGAATCTTCCATGGTAGGTGCAGAGTCTGTATGGAACTTGAAATTATAGAGAGAAGCCGATGTCTGTCTATTCATTACCATATATCTCAATGCATCATACGCATGGTCTTCTGTGCGTGTATCTATATCTTCGCTGTTTGTCTTAGAGATAGGAAGAGTAGGAAGAGTTCTGACAAGATTAGTACAGGTATTAAACATTCTCAGTCTTGGATTACCATAGTCATCTGTCTGCAATCTTCTATGTACTTCTATCTTTCCATTTATTCTGTCGGAGTTTGATGGAACCCATCTGACTCCTCGTCGTATCATACTTTCTGCAACACTTATACCATGTCCTGTACGATTCCAGCAAGACCTGTCCAGTATACCAATATACATTCTAGGATCGTCTGCTTCCATCTGTAGTATAAGATCTGCCAGTTGTTCTCCTGTATGCCCTTTAACATAAAGTTCTCTATAGATCCAGATATTGTCATCCCAGTCTATTGCTCCCCAGATAACACAAGAAGGAGAAGAGTATCCATAGTCACAAGCTCTTACTCTAACCCAGTTATAAGGTATCTCTATAGGATCGATAACATGTATCTCTCTATTAAACTCTCTGAAAGCTGCTCCTTCTGCAACATCCCAATCACCGGAGAGGAGTCTCTTTCGTTCTACCTCTGGCAGAGAGAGAAGCATTGCTTCATATTCACCATCTCTAGCCAGATGCGGATTATCAGTTAGACGAGCAGGTATGAACTTCCGTTGAAATAGAGGCTCGCCTGATCTTGCATGAGACATGCCATACTTTAGCACCTTGCCTGTCTCGATATCTGTAGCCCAGAAAGGATTCGCAGGAGGATTAGGGTCTACAAACATTTTCTTGACCCACCAACCTCCTGCTCCTCCAGGGTTAGAAGAAGCCCTCATATATGTCTCTATCTTTGGATCTGTAGTTCTTAATCGGGATCTTAGATAGTTCCATACATAAGGAGTTGGGTAGTGTCCAAGCTCGTCAATACCAATCCATGTAAACGACTGCCCTTGGTAGCGATACACATCGTCATCTTTATCTACATAGCTAAACAGAGCCGTGGCTCCGCTTGGAAATTCCCAGGTCTTAGTTGACTCCTTGAATCTTGCTCTGGGAAAAGCTTTTGGATAAATTTGTTTACTCTTATCTATTAGTTCAGTCAGTTCTGGTAGGGTTCTTCTTAGGAGCAAGGCACGATGATTAACATTATCAGCGTATCTCAGTAAATCCATCAACATTGCATAAGATTTACCACCACCTGCTGCTCCGCCATAGAGTACTTCCTTTTCGGGAGAAGCTAAAAATTCTGTTTGGGGTCCATCGTTAGGTTGAAAGGCAATATCCGAACCTTCGTTTATTGCCTCTTTAACTGTTGGAGGAAGATTATCTGCTATTTCTCCTTTTAGAAGCCCTCCGTTCTCTAAAATATTCAGAGCATTTTCAGCTTCTCTTTTATTATTCTTTTTAGCTCTAACTTTAGTCTGTAGTTTTTCCTGTTCTTTCCCTTGAGTACTAATTTTCTTTCTTAGACTTCTCTTTGCCTTCTCTTTTCGAGAAACATTGTAGTTACCTTTTTCTCCAGGGCCTAATCTTGGTCTAGCCATACTGTCTGCTGTTCCTTTTTAGCCGGTAGTAGTACAATTCCATGGAGAACTTTAGATTCCGTTGAAATTTCCTGGCGTTTACTGACTCCTGTCCTGTCTAGGATGTCATTTGCTGCTCTTAGTCGTACTTCCATCTGTGAACTTGGAATGGTACCGTCAGCATCTAGCCCTTCTATTAGTCTATTAGCAGCTTGTACGGAAGAAGATGCCAAATGCTGACGGGTGCGTTCAATAATTTCATGTTTTACAGAGTTAATGAGATTACTACGGGAACCTGGATGGTATCCTGCAACTTCCATGGCAGCAGATACTCTACCACCATTTTCTATAAGGTTATTTAGAAAAGTTTCTTGCTTTTCTGTTAGTTCTTTTGTACTCATACTGTAAAAGATTCCCCTATCGGCATCTAAAATTTAGTTATTGTACTCTTTACTTTGTCTTCTAGCACTGGCAGGAGTCTAATACCAGAGTAACCTACGACAAATGCAATAGCTGGACCCCAAATCATATCAAGTGCAAAGTGTTTCATTACTGGCGGTATAAAAAATTCTGCTGCTATCCAGCCTACGAGACAGGCAAGTGCCAAATCTTTCCATGAAATCTTCTTTTGTACCGCCCAATTCGTTAATCCCCCGCAACCACTAGCCATTATACAACAAGTTTTAGCACCTATGGCTACTATGAGAGCCTCCATAACTTTATTCCTCCACTTCTTCTAGATATTTACAACTTCCGCAGCATTTGCCGCAATAGGTACATTCACCTTCATACTTATTCTTGTCCCGGTTCCATATAAACGTACATTCTTCGATACCTAAAGGTCTTAATGTACCATCACTACACTTACTAGGCTTCCAAAAAAGTACTTCCAGACTATCCTCTGTGTATACAATCCATCTAGGATCACCAGGAAAATAGTCTTTATCTAATCCTAGCCTGGAAGAAACTGTACAACCATCTTTGAATCTTTTTTCTGGTTGATTGTATACTGAACATTTATGAAGAAGCCTAGTCTTCGACTTCACTGTGGCAAGCACAAGCACAATTCTCTACTGAACACCCCTCTCCTGTACATGGGCAATCGAAATCCTGACAAGTATTACAGGGACAGTTCATTTTTTCTTCCTCTTCCTAGAACTTGATAGGGCGATAGCTATGGCCTGCTTCCTTTTTCTTACGGGTTTTAGTTGCCCCTTCTTATATTCTTTCATAACCTTTTTAACTTTACCACCCTTTGCTTTCGCATCTTTAGGTGGAATTCTATCCATATCAAGTTTACGCCTTATTGTCTGATCAAAAGATTCTTGGCTTCTGAGATATTTTTCTAATCGTTCTGCTTCATCTGCATGACCTGCTGGCTTACCTGCAAAAAAATCTAGTGCTTCCCATACAACACCTACAGGAACACTAAGTCTTAGCGCAATTCTTGCAACTTGCTTTGCTACTGAAGGTTTTACTGATTTTGCCATGGGGCCTGTCCTGTACAAAGAAGGGGCGGTGGGGAGCAGGGGCCGGAATTACCCCTTTAACCTAGGAAGCGTCTTATAATGCGCTTTTAACTCTCCCCACCTAGCTAGATAATATATTAGCCTGTCTGTATTTATCTTAGGATGAAGACTTATGCTCTTTATTACCTAGTTATATACTATTATAATACATAATAAGAACTTGTCAAGTATTATTTTACTATAAGGTAAGTTACTGGTCTTATCCTATAGGGATACTACTATAAGGATAATACTATAAGGATAATACTATAAGGATAATACTATAAGGATAATACTATAAGGATAATACTATA